TAAGAATGATCTACGTCAAGATGTGCGCAGAGTAGAGTCAATTGTTAATGATGTTGAACAACAAGTAAAAGAAGATTCTAGAGACAATGCAAAAGATCTTAAAGATACTATTGATACACTTGAAGGAGACATGAAAAAATTAGAAGAAAAAATAAAACTAGCACAAAAAGAGCTAGAAGAAAAAATAGATAAAAGGATTAAAAGAGCATTAGAAAATCCTTTAGGAGCATCGTAATGAAAATTTCAGATAGCACCAACGTGCAAATGCCCCTTAAAACAGTTGTTAGCCTTATCACGCTGGTAGCCGTAGGAACGTGGGCGTACTTTGGCCTGATCCAGAGAATTACAGAATTAGAAACTGCTAAACAATTAATGGAAGCTGATCTATTAAAAAAAGCTGAGCAAACGCCTGTGGATATGGAGCAGTCAATGATTTTGGAATGGCTTGGGACAAAAAATGCTACGATGGAAGCAGAACTTGAGAGTATGATGCATAATAAAGTGAATATTGAGTTCCTAAAAGAGCAGGTAACGAAAATGCAGAAAGACGTGGAACTGCTCAAGGACAAAGTTAGAGCCAATGGAGAAACTCAATGAAAATTGTTGCAGTTATAATTTTATTTGTATTTGGAAATATGAATGACCAGGAAACACAAATGACACAATATATTCCTATGGCTAATGCGGGTGAATGTTTATACGAAAAACGTATGTTAAAGAAAAATAAAGATTTTCCTAAGGATGCCTTTTGTGGTCCCGCTTATGTAGAAATAAGTGATGATGGAGAAGTGTTAAAATTATATAATGAAATACCAGAGGGAGCTAATTTAGTTGATGAAAAAATATCTAAGGAAGCAATGAAAGCTTGGACATTAAGAGCAAAAGAAAAATGGAACCAGTAACAATAGCCTATATAATTTTTGGAACGCTTTGGGTAGTAGGCGTATTATCTTAGAAAAAAGTAGTAGAATATACCTAAAACTATACTAGCATCTAAAGATAAAGACCACACAACATAGGATCTAAACAGCCACTTTATTATCTTCTTTTTTTGCATAGAATCTAACCTTTTTTAACATACTATGAACGCCATTATTTCTTCCTGGTGTTAATAATGTACTAAGACTCATTTTGTCAAACTCTTTTTGATCAAATTCGTTAATATCCTGGGCCGAAGATCCACTATACACATCCGCAATGAGACAGACCATGCCTTTAGATATAAGTGCAGCTGAATCAGCACTAAAATAAATTTTATCTTCAATAAAATGCGGGACCAGCCATGTTTGGCTCTGACAACCTGGAACCTCAAACTCTCTAATCTTAAGCGAATCTTCCATGGGTCTTGAATTTTTTCCAAAATCCATAATCCACATAAATTTATCCTGTGCATCTTCTATATTACTTAGAACTTTTACGTATCTTTCTAATTTTTCTTTTATCATTCTTTTTTTCTTTCACTTCTTTCATCCAATCAAGCTTTGGACCGAAGTACCAATTCTTAACTTTTTGATTTAACCAGTTATAACCCCAAAACCATTGTAAAACGTGTTTTGCCATTAAAACCCCGGGATGAATCGTACCACCCATGTCTTTAAAGCCTGATACCGGGCAATTATGAAGGTTTTTATTTGGCTGAAAACCGCCGGTTTATCATTTGGGTCCCAAACGTCCATTATTTGGGTTTTTCCTCTTTAAATAGACCTAATGTCCAATCTGCCTGTGCAATCGCACCTTTAACACCCATTAAAGTTGCTTCCATATTAGCAATAGCTTCTTTTCCCTGTTTTATTTTTGTAGCAAGATCATCATGTTGTTTTTGTAGATCTGATTTTCTTTTTTCAATTTCTTCTTTTTTCATCAACCTCTCCTTCCGGTTTTTTTATTTCTCCACTTAGCAGAACGTTTTCTTCTTTTTTTCTTACCAAGCTTTCTTCTTCCTTTGTGTTTTGCTAGTCCTACTTTAGCCACTATACTCCACACAGCCCTTCGCACTCATCTGCGAATTCTTCATCAAATGTTTCACCAAATAAACTTGCTTGTTTCTTTGGCTCCAAGAAATTTATTTCTCTAAGTGGTTTAGCTGATTTATGTAAAAACAACTCCGCCTTAGTATTCTTTAATCCATGTCTAATTTTATCATCAACCTCACACGCATCTTCAAAGTCCTCTGGATAATTCTTCTGCATATTTTTCCATTGGTCATTGTGATGGTAAGGACACCCAATACATGATGATTTACCAGGCATTGGATGCTTTTTTATATCACGATACCACTGAAGACAATCCATACGGGACATCTTCATTTCTATTAAAGGCCAACGTGATGTCAACCATGGTAGCCTTGCGTGTTTCATACGCATAGCTTCATCTGTAGATATACCAATCCATTGTTCCACAACTGTTCCTTTTTTAACTCTATGTCTTGGTTTTACACCCAAGATTTCTCTAATCTTTTTCTGAATAGGAATTACCTTATAATCATGTGTACATTGACGATATAACATTCCAACTCTTCCGCCTGGTTGCGCAGCAAATAGTGGAGGATTTGGTACGCGTCCAGCGAAAGATTTATGTTCCTCATTGGACCCTTTAATTGGGTTCGCTGCACGGATAAGATCCTCACGAATGTTACTTCGTTCTACAGTAATGAGTGGACAAATCGTTATTGCTTTTTTGAGGTATTCAACGTGTTCATAAACGAACTTAGGTTCCCACCCCGTATCAGCAAATATCATGTAATCTGGCTTATGTTTTGTTAATCCTTCTTGGGCCATGAGTGCGAGACAGGATGACTGAACCCCTGCCCCGAGTGATAATATCCGCAAATTTGGTTCTTTTTTGTTTCCTTCTTCGTCAAAATACTCAGGCTCTTTAGTTGCAGCAACTGCTGCCATATTGTTGAGCTTTTTCCTGTCAATTTTTGTAGACATTTGCTCCAAAACTTTTCTTCTTTCATATTCCATCTGCTCCGCGTTAATGGCAAAATTATTCTTCTTATTAGCTGCTCTTGCTTTGCCTTGTTCTCGGTACCCGGGTTTTCCGTCACTTTTAGTTGTCATTTAGTTCTCTCAATGTTCTGATGATTTTTTGCGTATAGTACACATCTTCAGCATAAATTGCAAGTGTCATCGCTAGTTTTTCTAAGTCTATTTCATCGCTGAAATGCTGGTTTATTCGTTCCTCCCTAAACTCATTATAATGATGATTATTATTTAGTAGTTCGATATAGTAGGATATGGATTCACATTTAGTCTCAAAGATCCTAAGCCCCCAGCTCACATTAGGTTTATTTAGTGGCTTCATTTGGTCATCTGCTGAGTCAAATGTTCGAATTCCTAATAGATTATTGCCTTCTACGGCAAACCTGGATCGACCCCATTCGGATTCGTGAATAGCTTGTGCTACAACTAAATTAACTGGAACCCTTTCATATTCTGAATGCATAGAATTTTGATGCACTACACATGCACGTACATTTTCTATAAATTCCTTATTGTTTGTATAATCCATCACTGGATTAAAACTTAAACAAATTAACATTGTTGCACAAATCCAGTTCATCCGCCCCAACTTTCTCCTAAATCAATATCAGTCTTGGAAGGTACTTCCAACTTAACACAATTCTCCATAACTTCCTTAACCTCATTAGCTTGTTTCTCGTCCTTAACAGAACAATCCAATTCATCATGTACTTGGATAAGTGGAATAATACCTAAATTTTCATACACGTCAACCATCGCTTTCTTAGTTTGATCTGCAGCTGAACCTTGGATTAATCTATTAAGAGCCTTATATGTGCCATATCTTTTAATAGCTTCCCCGTATTCAATCTTAGCTTGATTCAATGGTAATGGTTTATGTACTCCCCATTGTGTAGGTTCCCATAAATCAAAACGACATTTACGGCCAAGTAGTGTACGAATAACACCCTTAGAATTGGCTCTATTCATAACCGCCTCAAGCATTCCTTGCATAAAAGGAACTTTCTTTCTAAAGTCTGCTAGCATCACCTTTGCTTCTTGAGGCTCTAAATCTAACTCACGAGCTAGTTTATTATACCCCATGCCATACATAACACCTAATCCAATAGTCTTCGCAAGGCGTCTCTCGCATCCTGCCATTTCTGCTGTTTGTTGGTGAAAGTCGAGGTCTTTTTTATGATATGCTTCCTGTACTTCCCTAGCACCTGGTTGTTCGACGAGGCAGGCCCAATGTGTAAGTAATCTTGGTTCTTGTTGTGAGTAGTCTGCTTTAAGCCAGTACTCTCCTGGTTCTGGTATGAATAATTTCCTAATTTCTTTCGCGAATTGGCCCCTACTCGGAACCTGCTGTAAATTAGGATGATTATAAGAAAACCTACCAGAGACAGTACCTCCACTGTCAGACCTAATTTGGTTAATGTGAGCATGTATTCTACCCTCCTCTGTGTGATTCATTAATCCTTGCAAGAATGTACCTCTTAACTTATTTAATTCACGTGCTTGCATTATTAATCTTGGTAATTCATGTGGATGATCTGTCAAAAACATTTTAGTAAATGATGGCGCATTAGTCTTATTTGTTCTTTCATATGGTAAATTTAAAGCATCAAAAGCTTTTGATATTGATGCCGCAGCCCATATCTCTATATCCAGATTGGTTAGATCTTTAATGCGTTTCATCAACTTCTTTTCCTTGTTGTGAAATTTTTTGTTTAATTCAATACACTTATAAGTATCAAATCTAACACCGCGTTGTGTCATTTTAAAAATAACATGAATTAATTTACATTCTACATCATATACCGTTGTAAGATTATCTTTAACAATCTCCCATGATAATTTTTCGTGTAATTTATATGTAAGATCAGCGTCTGCTTCTGCATATTCACCAACAAATTCTGCTGGTAATTTATACATTTCAGATTTCGGGTCCACACCAAATGCATCAGCGGCTTCTTTAAGCTTTTGCTCATTCTTAAATTCACCTAGATATTCATGTACTATACTATTAAGTGTATATGAATATCTATTCTCATCTATAAGAGCTGCTGCTACCATAGTATCATGTAATCGACCTTTAACTTCTATTCCTAGAACACTAAGCCATCCAATATCATATTGTGCATTGTGAAACACTTTCTCAATTGAACCGTCTTCACATATAGATTTAATATATTTAATAACTTTCTTTTCATCCATATTACCACCCCCATCATGAGCGATAGGATAATAAGCTTTAAAAGAAGCTGTTGCCACTGCGATACCAATAACTTTTCCTCTTTTAGTCGGCCACCCTGGGCCATGTTTCACGAGCTCTGGATCACAAGTCTCCAAGTCGATAGCCACACGTTTCTCTATACGTGGAAATTCTGTGGGTGCTACCCACTGTGAAGTCACTGTCTTAAAAAGATCCTGAGTCATTAATTTCTCCTGCTATTGCTGCATAACCACACATATCAATGAAGTTATCTATGTTACTTTTCTTACCTTGGCTGTTCCTTGATATCTTCATCAGAACCATCATCAATGCTACATCCTCAGCTGTAATACTAGCCATTGGTTGTAATTTTTTGTCTAAAAATATATTCCAAAATTCTGCAATTTCTGCATGATTCTGAAATGCATCCCCGTGTGTTTCGTTCCTATCACCAGTGATAAGTTCTTTTGCTTTCTTGAGTATTTCTTCTTTGGTCATATTATGAACCCTCCTTCTCTTTGTGGTTGTACTATATGTAGTTGGTTACGAGCGCGTGTAGCTCCTACATAAAATACACGGCATTCATCGTCTGAATCTTTTTCCATTGCTTCTTGTGACTTTCTTGATAAGTCTGTAAGCAACATTACATTATCTGCTTCCCCTCCTTTTGCTCCGTGAATAGTACTAAGATGTAATTGAGGATCTTTTGATATACTTCCTCTCATTTCTATTGCACGTAAATATTCTTTATCTCTATTTCCCACTTTATCAAATGCTACGTCCCATGGTCTACCGGCCATCAATAATCCATGATGCATAACTAATTCTTCTATTTCATACTCTTCTTTATCTGCCATTCTTAAATTCTTATGTCCACGTTCTATACCAATTTGTGATGACATATAAGAATAAATATTTTTAATATCAGGTAATGGAACTATTTCTTCTCTATTTAACTTCTTCCAAGCTTCCACTGCGTTTAATAATTTAGTAGATACTGGTAACTTATTATTTCTTTTATATAACATGCCCTGTAATCTGATATCGCGCTCTATTTCATCAAGCATATAATTAGTCCTCGCCATTACTAACCAACTACCAGGTTCTTTTAAATCGACGCCTTCTGGATAATTGTGATATACAACCACACCACTCTTATCTGTGCCTTGCCATTGTTTAGCTCTTCTAAATTTAACTCTATTAATTATTCTGTGTGATAAGTTTTGTATAACTTTAGAACAACGATAAGATTGTTTAAGTGTTTCTATTTCACCTGGTAATTTAATAAAATGTCTAACATCAGCTCCTGCCCAAGTGTATATAGCTTGATCATCATCCCCACATACATAAATCTTTTTAGCATTTTGAGAAATCTTATCTACCATGCGCCATTGTAATGCGCATAGATCTTGTGCCTCATCTATAAATACTACGTCTAATTTAGGCACTGGACCAGAATCTAGATATAGTTCTATCATGTCTGTAAAATCAAATACTTCTTTTTTCTTTTTAAATTCTTCTAATGATCTTTGAGCTCTAAGTAATGCATGCCATGAAACATCTTGTAAATTAGAATGATTATAATGATGCTCTAATTCCATACACTTCATTCTTGCTAAATTAACTTCATTTATCAATATGTTATCCGTGGTAAATACACCTCCTGAATCATTACCATCAGTCACAGATCCTAAATCCATACCAAACGATTGTGCAAATTCTTTATAGTTATCACGCGACATAACTTCTGCTTTTGTTAATCCTAATTGATGAAATGCAAATGAATGTAATGTTCTAAAGTATGGTAGATGTTGTTCTTCTAAATCAAACTTCTTCATTGCCCGGTCACGAGCCTCGGTTGCTGCTTTCTTAGTAAAGGCTAGAAAAGCAATACGATCTGGTGGTGTGCCACGTGCCAATTCTTCTTCTACACGGTTCAATAACGTATGTGTTTTCCCCGTACCAGGAGGACCAAGTATAATTTTAGTTTTCATTTCTAATCCTTTTCTCCTCTAGTCTATGACAATTAGCACACAACACAATACATTTTTTCCATTCCTTTTTCATTTTTTCAAATTGTTTTAAACTTGTTCTCCAATATCTAGATACATTTAAAAATTTATCTGCTCTATTTAAATGATGAAAATCTAAAACAACAGGGTCGTCTTTATAGCCACAATGTGCACATCCATGTTTTAACTTCTCCTCGTTCATGGATTTACTAATAAAATCATAAATTCTTTTTTTATTTTTTTTACTATTTTGTATTTGTCTTTCAAATCCTTCTGGACTTCTCCAATCCTCACCATACGTTCCATCTTTTTTTAATCTATTAAATCTCATACCAATATATCTGTATCCATCTTCTCTTGTATCACCAAATTTATGTTTAGAATGGGGCACTATCAATTTCCTTTATATCAAATGCAGAATCTTGTTGCTGATATGCAGGCACACCCCACACTCTAACTGTTCTACCTTTAAGATTATATTTCTCACTCTTACCTTTTAAATGTCTTAATGCTTGCACTAATTGACCTGTATTAAAGTAGGTAAATTTATTTCGTGTAAGATAATCCTGTAAATCTTTTAATCTAAACCAAGTAATTCCATCTTCTGTCCATGGTTTACGTAGTAATAATTCATCTCTATTTAGGGCTTGGGCACGGTCTGTACAAAACTCCTGGAGGTGAGCTTCAAACTGACCGGCCAAAGACCCATCATCAGAAACAGGAATCTTTATAAGATTAATCATTAATCTCTCAATAGCTTCCTGCCATACTGACTGTTTTACTAGAGGTGGCATATGATTCAAACTATTCATACATTTCTTTTGAAACTTAGTTTGTATCTGCAACTCCTCTGTTTGTAATTCCATACGTGCATCTCCAACATCCAAAAACCATACTGGTGGATCTGTTTCTAATTTTGTTAATGCACTAAACTCTAATGATGCGCCATTACCACCAATTCCATATTTTCTTCCTCTACATACTTTAGAATTGCAATAGGAATTAATAGGTGGCTCTTTACATCTATAATTATATTCTTTTTTCTCTAATTGTTTTTGCACTGTCACTACCTCTGATGCTGATAGAGGTGGTGTCATATAATCTTGATTATATTTCTCTAATAACGTTTTCCAGTTATCTGGATCAAATTTACGTAAATAAACTCCAATATTAAATAGACCATTATTTCTAGTTCCTTCCGGAAATCCTTGTGTACATAACTGTTGTAAACACGGTGGTCCATCCTTTATGACGTCACCGGATACTTGAATTGCAACTTTGTCTATATCTTCTACAACGTATTTATCATATAAAGCATAGAACTCCGGCAATGTTGCTGCTGTTCCATCATCTTTATAGGCATATCTCGTTGTATTTTTTGAATTATAATATGGAAGATTTAAAAAATTACCTAGATCTCCTTTTTCTATTAGTATGGTTGATTGCTTGGGGAATACTTCTACAGCGGAATATCCAAGACCTGAAGCAACCTCTCGCAATTTCTCTCGTACTAATCTGGCGGATACTGGGTTTTTAAAAAATAAAAATATATGCATTCCTCCACTTTTGGATCTGCATGGCACCAGTGGTAACTGTAAATTTCTAATACTATTTATAATTTTCTTGTAGTCAATTGGGTAAGTGTCAATATCAATACACCCCCATCTAGCTGTATTATCAGCCTTAATAGGAATGATCCCTAAAGAAGGACCATTTCCATTAAGGTGTTCTGTCCATAATTCATCTTTAACTTCTTGCTTGACAATATAGGATTTACCCTCTTGCTTACCGTCAGCACGTTTCCCCTCGGATTGGTGCTGACCATAAGCTACGTCTAAGCCTTCAAATATCGATTTGAATCTTTCCACTAAACCTCCAGTTTAGAAGACTACCTAAAATGGTACGTCTTCGTTGCTTTCTGTATTGTTAGATTTAGGTGCCTCTTTTACAGGCTCCCCCTCTACAGTAGGTTTAGCTTCGACATCTCCTCTTGATGCTGCGGTTGAAAATGATTTTGCCTCATTATAAATATCAGCATCCTCAACTTGACCTGCTTTCTCAACTTGATACCCAAACCAACTGCCACGATCATTAGATTCGCTAACAGTAGATAGCTTATAAATGACTGCGTATGTTGGTGGAGTAAAACTTCCCGATGGACCACTAACTTTTTGTGTCAACATCAAGCTATTCCAACGTCTACTCTTTTTTAATTGAGTAGATGTCATGCTAATAACAGCCTGGGACCACGTACCATCTTTTCCTTGTGCAAGGACATAGTGATATGCAGTTGTTGCAATGTAATTACCATTAGGTAATACATCTTTAAAAGTGACTTGGTCACGTTTAGTTTTAGATAGGATTCCACTATCTGCATGATGGGATTCAACAAACCCTCCACCTTGCTCACGTGGTTTCCATTCTACGTATCGTAGTTGGTAAAGAACAGGGATCACGTTAAGTGAATCACTGACTTCTTGTGAGACAGTATTATAGAACTGTCCAACTTTAGCCCCTTCAACATGTTCCGCTTTTGACGGATTAAGTTGAGGACTATTGGATTGTAGTATGTTGATGTAAGGTATTGCAATATCTCTTGACATGTCAAGATTACCGAAACCGCTTGCATCTTTAGAATCACTAGCAAGAACTGCTAGATCTAGTTTTGCTGCTTTAGCAACAGCGTTAGTTTTTGCCTGCATGGCCGTTCTCCTTTAGTCTTTTATCGTTGTTTTTTGTCCTACGAAAGCCCCTAATAGATCCATAGGTAATGCTTTACCTGCTTCATGCTGCTCTCGTATGAATGCGCGAAGGGTGGAAGGTTCGACCCATTCACGTTGCGAAGATTGATATCCCTTTTCATTTAAAGTATCAATCAATCCTCTAGCTTTCTCATCTTCATCCCTCCCAAAGCTACAAGAAACTTGGTTCTTTATTAAATCACCAAATCCATTGTCTCTTAGCCAACTAAATGCTGCTTCTTTTTTAGCTTCTTTAATAGAAGCGCCATAATAGTTGGAAACCTTTAAGTGTCTGCCATCTGCCAGTTTTATTTCTGATAACCCAACTTCTGAAAATAAGTTAGGTAATACATTTTCTGATAAATGTTTTTTATAATCTTTTTTCTTTTTAAGCTGATCTTCTAAATCAGAAATCTCTTTATCAGTGTCCGCTACATCATTTGCAACAGCACCAATTTTACCCATGTTGTCCTGGGCCGTGCTCCCCGCATCTTGTGCCATTTGGGAAACTAAATCATTTGGATCTAAACTTGTCATTTTAACCTCTCAAATCTATTTCTAAGTCGTAATATTTCTTTTCATCGCGGTCCCACTTTAGAACTTTGAATTTGCCTCTATTCATTTCGCTAGCAATCGCACCAGCAAGTGCAATTATAGCAGGATCACCAATTAATAGCAAGTAGTCATCATCACAAAATGTGGATAACTCTTTTTTTAATTTGTGAGTCAATGGTCCAGAGGATAAAACTATTTGTTTATTGTCCGGAAGTAAAACTTTTAGATCACCAAATTTCTCAGCAGATCTAATATTTCTTCCCATTTCTTGTAAAACGTAAACTGTCATAATTTTATTTCTTGATTTGTATTATAACATGGTATATAATTAAAAGCAAGAATTAAGAAAGGTATATATGAATATTTTTTTCCTGCATAAGGATCCGTCTCGTGCTGCACGTATGCAATGTGATAAGCATGTAGTAAAAATGGTATTAGAAACTACGCAAATGTTATCCACAGCCGCTAGACGCAATGGTTTTGATATTGGTTATAAAGCTGCCTATCCTAATCATCCTATGACTAGATGGGTTGGTGATAATAATTATAATTTTTCATGGGCTCTTGATCATGCGCAAGAATTATCAAAAGAATACGTTGCTCGTTATAATAAATTTCATGCATGTCAAAAAGTTATTAATAAATTTTTATCTTTAAAAGGTGACTATACTAAATTTACAGAACCGCCACAATGTATGCCAGATGAATTTAAATGTGATGATTATGTGCGCGCGTACAGAGATTATTACATACACAAAATTGGAGAATGGAAACGCCCACCTAAATGGTTTCAAAGTTTAGATGCAGATCCATACTATGCTAATGTATAAATTTAAAACTGAGCCATACGAGCATCAAAAAGATGCCTTAAAAAAATGTTGGAATAAAGAAGCTTTTGCTATCTTTGCTGAAATGGGTACAGGTAAGACTAAAATAGCTCTTGATAATGCATGTATTTTATATAACCAGGGAAAGATAGATAGATTATTAGTTGTTGCTCCGAAGGGAACATATATGACGTGGGTAGAACAAGAAATACCCACACATGTTCCAGACTATGTTGAAAAAAATGTGTTAGCATGGAAGTCAATCACAAGCGCTAAATATAGAGAAAGTTTAAAAGCCATAATAGATTTAAATGATTTTAGATTTAAAATTATGGTTATAAATGTTGAAGCATTATCTACAAAGAAAGGTGTGGAATTTGCTAAATTATTTTTAATTGGGAAAGCGATGATGATAGTAGATGAAAGTACAACTATTAAAAATCCACAAGCTAAAAGAACTAAAAATATTTTATCATTAGCCAAAGAAGCCAAATACCGACGAATATTAACAGGATCTCCAGTAACCCAGTCACCAATGGATTTATGGGCACAGATGGATTTCCTGGATCCGGACATACTTGGTCAACAAAGTTATTATGCATTTAGAACTCGCTATGCCGTAGTTATTACAGCAAATGCTGCAGGAGGTACACATAAATATCAGAAGATTGTTAAATTTAAAAATTTGGCACAATTAGGACAATTAGTATCCCCTCACTCATACCGTATATTGAAGAAAGACTGCTTAGACCTACCAGATAAGGTATATACAAGACGTGAGGTAGAATTAACTGATGAACAACAATTAGCTTATAAAGATATGAAAGCTAATGCTATGACTTTTTTAAAAGGTCAATCCCTTACTGCTGTTAATGTATTAACACAATTATTAAGACTACATCAAATAACATGTGGCCATATGAAAACAGATAGTGGTGAAACTTTAGATTTAAAAAATAATAGATTAGATGAATTAATGCAAATACTAGGAGAAACTACTGGAAAAGTAATTATCTGGGCTAATTATATTCATGACATATTAAATATAAAAAATGCTATTAAAAAGGAATATGGAGAGGATTCTTATTGTACTTATTATGGTGCAACACCTGCTGATGAAAGACAAGTATGTATACGTAAATTTCAAAACCCAGAATCAAAAATAAAATTTTTTATTGGTAATACTCAGACTGGTGGGTATGGAATAACTCTTACAGAAGCAAACACTGTTATATATTATTCAAATAATTATGATTTAGAGAAAAGACTTCAATCAGAGGATCGTGCTCATCGTATAGGACAAAAAAATAAGGTACTATATATAGATATGGTAGCCAAAGGGACTGTAGATGATAAAATCATTAAGTCCCTTCGGAATAAAGTTAACATTGCTAAAGAAATTAGCGGTGAAGAACTTTCTACTTGGATTTAATTTTGATTTGTTTTGGTTTTTCAGCCTCAGGTATATCCCTGTGGTAAGAAACTTTAAGTAATCCATCTTTCAATTCAGCATTATCAACTATAATGTGTTTATGAAGCTGGAACCTTTTAGTAAAGCTTCTATCAGAAATACCTTTATGCATTAAATCTTCCTGCAATTCTTTTTCTTTGCAGCCATAAATACTTAAAGTATTCTCTTTAACTTCAACTTTCAAATCTTTCTCAGCGAACCCAGCTACAGCAAATTCAATGACACCTTTGTCATCTTTTTCTTTTATATTGTATGGTGGATAAGTTGAAACTCTTCTGAAATTATCAAAAAAGTCATTGTGAAAAC